ACGTAGCGTCAGCCCGATGTAGTCACCCGTGTTGATGCCCGCTGGGATGACCGCCTGGGCCCATTGATCGTTACGGAATGCTCCCGTCCGATAGTTGCCCGACGTACCTGATTGCGAGCCAGCAAACTGGTTGGAGGTGACGTTCAGTGCTGCTGCTTGCGGAAGCCACCCTCCACCCGTCAGCACGCCGTTGGCTCGAGAAGCATTATCGAATTGCGTGCTTCGATGCGCCAGCCGTGCGACTGTCGGCATCGGGCTCATGCGAGATCGCCGCTAAGCACCCACTCATTGGCAGCACGCTGCCGGATGCCCAAGGTTGAATATTGGGCAGCGCTATTGACCTTGGAACCGTTGGATCGCAGCGTTACCCCTGAACCGGCAACGATCGTGATCGTGCCAGCTCCGTACTGCAGAATCTCGATGACCGTGCCCAGCGGAAAGGCAACGGAGGAGTTGGGCGGAATCGTGAAGTTGACCGCCGTGGCGCTGGTACTCTCGACCACCGTATTGGCGTCGCCCAGCACGAAGGTGTAGCTCGAGGCCTGTGTAGAGGAAGCAGCGCGCTCGAGGTCTGTCAGCGTCTTGGCCGTGATCGCGGCCATGATCTGATCCGTAGCGATGATCGTCCGCGCTGTGCTTCCTTCCTGCGCTCTGACGATTGTGAAGGTGTCTGTAGCCCTACCGGTGACCCGGACGATTTCCGCGTTGGCGGTGGTGGGCGTGGCCCCGGTGGCCCAGACGGTCGCGTTGAAGGGTGGTAACGGGAATAGCGCACCCTGTCCTGAGCCGACTGTCAAGCTGGTCCCGGACGTGGCGGGAGAGGGCGCGGTGGCCACCGCACCGATAGCGAAGTTCGCATGTGCGTCTGGCATGGCGTCCTCCCCCGGCTCGTCTCAGGTTGTCAGCTCGATGGGCCCTTGGTTGGATCTCCGGGGGTACCGATCTCGGAGTTCGGACCGCGCATCGCAGCCTCAGCCTCACGGATTTGGTCGTGGACCAGCTGGCGCTCGGAGTTCTCAAACTCCTCACGGGCAGCCTGGGTAGCGGCAGCAGACTGTTCGACAGCCTCCTGCTGACGCTCCTCCTCTTCCTCCATGTACTTCTTCGCGCGCTCAGCCTCAGCAGCTGCAGCGCCTCCGTTACCTGCCATCTTTGGTTCCTCCTGTGGCTCGTCTTGCGCTGGTTTGGCTGGGGCTGGTGGCGGTGAGCTCGGAGGCGGTGGTGCCGGTGTCGGCGAACCTTCCATTCGTTACTCCTTAGTAGCTGTCGCCTTGGCTGTCGCCTTGGTGGGTTCTCTGGTGGCTGGCACCTCGGGGTCGTGGTGAACAGCCTTCTGCCTGTTGACTCGGGACCGCCCGGCGACTACACCGGGCTCAGCCGTCGCAGTTGCATCATCGACATAGGACAGATCGTCCTCGATCGGGCGAAAGTGCTGCGGGTACGTCTTCGCCAGCTTGTGCGATGCGTGAATCCTCGTGATCATCTGCTGCACGACGAAGCGCTCTCCGTCGATTTCGCAGACAAATCCTTCGGTGGCCTCGAGGATCTGGTCGGGATTAGTGGGCATGCGATCTCCTCTTGGAAAGATGGGCAGAGCGTTGTCGCCCTGCCCATCTTACGTCCAGGAATCAGGTCGTGACCAGAACCCTCCAAGCGGCTGGATCGACCACAACACCCGTGTTGCGCCAGTACGCAAACAGACCACGCTGGCCGGTTGGGCGTCGATTGGAACCGAACAGGTGAGGAACGAACTCGACCTGCATGCCGATGCGATCGACAATCAGGTAGTAGTCCGGGTCGCCCAATGCCAGGATCTTCGACCCTGTGGTGAGCGTTGTCACCATGTCCGACACCTCGTTGGTCGGGTAGCCCAGCAGCAACTGACCCAGTGCTCCGCCTTCACCGAACGGGCGGTTCTCGAGGCCCTGAGCAAGCGGGCCACCGCTCGTCAGCGCGAAGCTCATCCACAGGTTCTGGTTGGCATTCGCGCCGAACTGACGGATCAGGTTGTAGACGTGGCGGTTCCCGAAGAACTGCCCCAGCGGACGGAAGCGCGGAGGAAGCGCTTCCTCGAGTGCGTACAGGTCACCAATGGCGAACGCGGCTGAGCCTGCAGTACCCGTTGTGGTGGTGGCTCCGGTCAGAAGACCAGAGGGCTCGAACGAGCTGTGCCCGGCACCAAGCGTGAACTTGTTGCCCTCCAGCACGTCCTTGGCGTCGGTGATCAGACGGGCCAGATTGGCCTGCAACCCAGTCCAGTCCATCCCGATTTCGATCGAGTATGGGACGAACGTCTGCGCCCGCTCCACGAACACGTCCGGCTGTGCGATCGTGGGCGAGTTGTCCCCGGCCTCCGTACCTTCCTGCGCGTAGGAGGCAGTCACCGCGCCAGCCGTCAGGCCACGGTACTCGAGTCCGACGATGGTCTCGATTCGAGCCACCCGGCGCATCGGGTTGACCACACCGTTGGAGATCGGGATCAGCGTTGGGTCCAGCGTGATCGGGATGGCATAGCCACCCGTCGAGCCGGTCGACTCTGCCAGCGCACGGGTCTCGTCGCTGGTCAGTGACTGGCCCATAGCGGTCTTCGAGAAGGCTCGCTTGTACAGCGGCGAACCTGCCCGCAGCATGTACATCGAGAGATCGCCTCGCGAGGTGTCAGCGGTCTCGAGCAGCGTGCGCAGGTGGTTCTGAATGAACCCACGATCCATCCGTCCTGCCTGCACATCCGGGTGTGGGAAGACGAACTCATCGATCGCCCGCTTACAGCGATCACGAGCCTCGGCCAGCTGAGCATCCGGGGATGCGAAAGCCGACCGGATGGTCGTCATATCCCAGATGTCGTCCCGTGCGGTCTGGGACCGAGGTGAGGGGACGTGAAACGCGGCACCACTCTCGCGGTTGGCGTCCCGCTGCGAGAGCTCCATCAGCCAAGCGTCCCGCTTGGAGCCCTCGTCAACGGCCTCCTCGTTCTGAGTGTGCTCGGTTGAGAGCCGATTCCACTCATCCCGCTCTTCGTCAGAGAACTGGCGTCCCTGAGCCATCTGATTCATCTCAAGCAAACGAGCCTTGATCTCGTCATTGCGATGCTTGAGCTCCTCAATGGTCGGTGCCCCGCCTGCGATCGGCGGGAGCTTGCGACCCTTTACAGCCTCCATCGTGGCTCCTTGTCGCTGTGGGTTGTGAGGAGCGCTGCACGCTTCTTGAGAGTGGCTCCCGGTGGCTTTGGGCCCCGGACCGGCGCTCGATCAGCGAGTGCGCTGGGTACTGGTGTTTGGATTGGAGATGAAGCTTTCGGTGTTTCCTCGGATTCCTCTTCGCGAGCCTTGTCCTCCTCAGACCCAGGCTCCTCGTAGAGCGTCTCAGCCGAGGGACTGCCATCGTCACCGTTGGTGTCGTAGCGGTTGTCGACGGCCTGAGCTTTGATAGCGGCATCAATCGCGTCATCGATTGAGTCGAGCGCGGAATCGACTGCGTCATCATCTGAGTCATCGTCTGAATCCGGATCGGTGAGCTGCATACCCTTGATCCGGGCAAGCTGCGCCTTGAGGTCCTGCAACGACCAGAGGATTGAGCTGTCCACATTGGTGGGGTCGTTGCGGTCCTTGTCCTCCTCGGACCCCTCGGTGCGCTCTTCCTCTTTTGTGCCAACGTTGGCACCGTCTGTGAGCGTGTACGTCCCGGTTGTACCGTTGGTGCCGGTCTGCTGCTGCGAGAAAAACGGAACCATCAGGCGTGCTGAAGCAAAGCCGCTCTCCTGAAGCTCCTGTTCCTCGGAGATGGCACGGGCAAAGCGCGCTACGGCTCCGGGATCTGAGCGCGCCATCAGGTTGAGCTCGAGCCCTACGAGGTCATCGTTGAGCGAGCGCAACCCGGCAGTGGCTCCGTCGTACTGGCCGAAGGTGACCGGTCCGAACTCCTTGACCTTGGCCTCACGGATTGTGGATTGTGGAATTCCTTCGGGGTTGTGCTCAGAGCGCTCTGGGCGCTGCTCGAAGTCCTCGGCCCGGATCTGGAATCGGAAGCTGGCCCCGAACAGACCCTCCTTGAGTCCTGGCATGAGGTCACGGTTGTAAGAGGTATCGAGCAGGCCCACCTCATAGAAGGCTCCGGTCGAGTCCTCACCCAGTTCGCGGATCGGTCCCAGCGGCTTCATCCCCACGCTTGGGTCCTTGCCGTGATTGAGAAGAACTCGCATGTTCTTGCGGTTCTCCGAGAAGGTCTTGGTGAACGACCCGGGGGCCACACGCTCCATGAAGTGACCCTCGAGCGGCGAGTCGATCTCGGTCCAGCGGTTGAACACGGCGAAGTGTCCAGCCAGTGTGCCGAGGTAGCCGTTCTCCGGCTTCTCGCGCAGCTCCCACTCGTGTTCGAGACTAGCCAGCGCTCGGTCGCGGTAGACCGTGCTGGCCTGTTCACGCTTGTCCTGCTCAGAGGTGGCCATTCTCGCCTCGCTTATTGCTGTGATTGCCTCGCCGTGCCGCAATAAGCGCCTGCGCGAGTTGGGGAACATTACCTACGTTCTCGGTTATTGTCGCTGACCGTCTGCCTGCAGGCAAGACTCCCGACGCAGGCTGGGTGCCATTTGGCTTCCCATTGCCTTGACTCGGAGGTCCTTGACCAGGGGTGGGAGGAGGCGTCCCTGGCCCCGCTTCCCAGCCTGCGCCTACCGACGGCAGCAGCGTTGTGCTTGGTGCCTGCAGCTGTACGGAGTACAGCCCGGAGTGCTTGAGCAGTGAGTAATCATCTGCCTCGACTGCCTGGACCACACTGTCCGGCTCATACCCTGAATCAACGAGAAGGCGGATGGCAGTCGCTTTGGTGAGCTGCACATCCGCCTGGTCGGAAAGGTCTGCCTGGAGGAAGGAGATATCACGATCGTCGTACCAGAGCTCCGAACCGCCTGGCACCTCCACCAGCGTGGCGAGCGAACCAGCGGCGTTACGCCAGAGCGGTCGGAGCAACTGGTCTGCGGCGGCTCTCCGGGCCTGGCCGTAGTTCGAGTAGGTCGAGGCCTCGAGTCCGGCCTGGAAGCCCATGATGATCGGAGGGAGCCCGGCCGCTGAGGCGATACGTGCCTCACCGTGGCTCTGGACCACACGGTAGTCCAGGTCCTTGATGGTCGATCCGATCACCGTCGCAGTCGCACCGTGACCCAGGTACAACGTCTTGTACGCATTGAACGATCCCTCGTGCTCTGCACGGAAGGTGTTGACCCAGTCGGTGAAAGTCTTTCGGTCCTTGAAGTTGGTGTCCATCGAGACCACCAGGTTGGGCGTGGCCCCGTTCTCGAAGAACATCAGCTTGTGAGTGGTCATCGAGCGATCGCCCATGATGTCTGCGAGCACCGGCTGCAGCCACGACATACCACGGAAGTGCGCCATCGGGTCCGGCACTACCGCGTAGTGACAAACCCTGTCGGGCTGGTAGAGCTTCGGTGGAATACCGGAGCCTGGACCACCCGGGGTGTAGAGGTAGCCGAGCTTGACGGCTGTGGGATCGAATTGGTCGACCGTGTGATCCTCGAGTGAGCCGAGGATGATCGTCACCCAGTCTGGGCGCATCCGGCAGACGCGATAACCACTGGACATCGTCCTGTCCGGGACGGTCGTGGCATAGAAGTTGCCGGAGAGGCTGAGGTCAACCTCCATCCGGCAGAGTAGGTCTCCAGTGGTGGCGTTCTGCCACGGCTCCTCGAGAACCCTGAGTGCCTTGGTGCCGTACAGATTGCCTGGTCGGCCGTTGTTGGAGCCACGAAACTGGAAGGTGGCTTCGCTGAACAGCAGCATCCGCATCAGCACGCAGGCAAATACCGGACCGTTGGTCTTGTACGCACCGTTGATATAGCCAACGAAGTCCGACTGGATGGTCTCGGTCTTCTGCTGGTAGGTCTGAATCAGGGCGGGCCCGTAGCCAAGGCCCTGATAGCCGAACTGCCCCATCCACGCCGGTAGTTGATCCAACGTCAATAGCGGCCAGGGGCTCCCTGACCTTGATACTGACCGTCGTGCCCTCTGTACGAGATTCGACACTGGCTGATCGATCTACCGGGGCTACCCGCGCACTCTGGCGATGGTGGCTATCGGCTCCTCCGAGGTTTCATCAACGATATTGACTGCGTCGCCTTGTGGCAAGCGGTCGGGGATATCGATGGTCGATGCCCCGAACAGGATGCCCACGCCAGCAACGCAGAGCGCAGCAGGCCAGAAGATAAACCAGACGCCGGTCACGATCAGTCCCAGGCCCAGCAGGAACAGGATCGTGACGAGCAGCGCTCGAGCTAGCGAGCCTTGCGCTTGCCTTTGTTCCATTTTCGTGCGTTGAGCGCGAAGTTCGCTCGCTGTCGGGTCTTGGCGTTGGGAGACTTCTTCATTCGGTTGAGCTCAGCGACGGTTAGCTTGCGGCCTTTCTTGCCCAATCCGGCCGCCTTGCGCAACTTACCCTTGTTCGCCGGGTTTAGGGGTTTGATCGGTCGACTGCCCTTCCTGGCTCGAGCCATCACTACCTCCGTTTGGCCCCGGGCGCTCGCTTCGGTTGAGCGGCCTTCTGGGCCTTCGTTCCGTGAGTCCGCCACTTGTTAGCTGTGGCGTAGAAAACGCTCTTCCCCTTCTTTGAACCGTACCGCTTGCGCATCGAGCTCATGACCTTACGGCCGTGGCCTTTGTAGTAGCGAGAAACGGGAATTAGACCGCCCTCCGCTTCCCGGATATCAGTCGACCAGCATAGGTTCGATCGATCCCGAACTCTGTCGCAAGCCCGCTAATAGCTTCGCCCTTGGCTGCACGTCTACGGATCTCCTGCACTTGAGCATCAGTGAGTCGAGTGTTCGGATGTGCAGTCGGAGCACTGGCCAGGAGATCCCTAATGGCTTCCCCGCGCCTCTGGCCCATGTACGGCAGCATCCGCTTCGCCAGCGGCTCAGTATCACACCAGCGGCTCACAGTCCAACGCCATAGCGTCTTGTTCGTTCCACCGCTGCTGTAGACAGCTCCCACACCCACTATTGCCTGGAAGCGTTGGATCACATCCAAGTCCGTAGTCGAGAGCGAGAGACCTCGATTCCGTCTACGGCCCCTGCCTCGATTGATGACTGTGCCCTCTCCCTCGAAGAGGCCGCAGGCCCAGGCGAAGTCTTCGTAGCGGCTGACGGGCATTAGCGCCAGGCCACCAGCGGCTCGCCCATGCCAGCGGAGCTGGCCGCATACTGGTTGACCATACCCGCAGCGGTCAGAGCATCGATCACACGCACGTTCTGGCGCTTCTTGGCGCGTGACTGAGATGGACGATCGAACCGCTTCTTGTCACCGGGCATTGATCTGACGATCGCGTTCATCACGTGGTTGCGTAGGCCACGGTCCCCGGTGTGCTTCAGCGTGCCGTTGCGCAACGCCTGCATGAAGGCATCGTAGTCCTCGATCGCGTTGGCGTTGCCCTGAGGCCTGTCGATGACCATGATGTCGAGCTCATCCTCGAGCCAAGCTGCAATGTCCTCAGCGCGCTCCATGTCCATCACCGCCGCATCGATCGTGTTGGACTCAACGATGTCGTAGAAGGCCTGCTTGACCTCATCCGGATGCATGGTCGACCCATCACGTGGTGGGATCAGGATCTGCGGAGCTCCTAGGAGCCGATACTCCGGTCCACGCCAGAGTGGGGCAATCGCGAAGGTATCGTGCTTCCAGGCAACATCCACACCCACGTCAATGTGCTCCCCTCCCGGAATGTGACCTGCGGCCTTTGCCTCTTCCCACTCGGCATCCGTGATGGCGGCGCGATTCGTACGCGAAGGAATGTTGCACACCAGACGCTTCCAGTCGCCCAGATCCGTGGTTGGAGATTCGAACTCATCGGCAAGAGTGTCCTCGGTGATGATCGACAGCGGGTTGGCCTGCTTGACCTCATCCATGCGGTCGATGTAACGAGGGTCCCGCACCTGCCACTCGTGCATCGTGATGTTGCGACCCATCGAGATGATGTGCGCACCCTCGGTGTGCTTGCGCTCTACTTTGGATCGGATCAAGTCTCGAGTTTCCTCGAACTCCGACCCCGGTTCGCCAGCGGTGGAGATCATCACGATCTGTCCACGGCGCTTGTTGAGCTTGCCCTTCCATAGCCGGTAGAGCGATAGATCTGGGTGACGGTGACCCTCGTCGAGGAGAGCGAGCGTGGGAATGACACCGTCACCCGTACTCGCGTCTGCGGCGTAAACCCTAATCCCTCGGCCACCGTTGCGCAAGGAAACGATCTTGCGGTAGCCCTCATAGACCCGAAAGCGTTTGATCATGCCTGGGCTGGCTCTGACGATCTCAGCAGCCTGCATGAACATGATCTCGGCCTGGTCGCGTGAGGACGCACCGATAGGCACCCAGGGGCTGGGTGTGTAGTCAGCGTGGTAGAGAGCCATGATCGCCATCAAGGTGGTCTTGGCATTCCCTTGAGGAAGGAGAACCCACGTCTCCCGAACTCCCTCGAGGATGGGCTCGACTATCTCGAGCTGAAACTCCTCGGGTTCCCAACACTCCCCGGTGTCGAGCACCAGGCGCGAACCGTACGCAACAAAGTGATCAAGGGTGAACGGTTCCGGCCTGGTGGCTACGACCATGCCAGAACTCTAGCCCTGCCTACAAGCTAGGAGCGCCTCTTAGCCCTCGCATGGTCCAGAGGCGAGACATTGTCCAGGTCAGCGAAGGGATCGCCTCCAGGGGCCGGAGATGGCCTCACAAGGCCTGTCTGGCGCTCGGGGCCAGCCACTGCGCCCTTGATCTCGAGCCAGGTGCGGGCGGCGGACACAGAGCCGTTGATCGCAGCCTGGTAGAGCGCCTCCTGGACATGCTCGATTGCGTCGACCTCAGCGTCGGCCACCGAGGCCTCAAACGCCGGATGCGTCGCAATCCACTCTCTCACCTTGCGACGGCTGAGCCCTAGAGCTTCAGCAGCAGCCCCGCGCTGCATCCCGTTACGGATGTGCTCGAGGAAGATCTCCTGGTTGGCCGGGCCGAAGCCCTTGAGCGTCTCGGTGGCCATCGCCACAGCTTACATGCTGGGCCTGACCGTGATCGTGGGGTAGGTAGCCCAGTCGGTTCACATGCATGGTGACCCGCATGTCCAGTACCCACCAGACGCGCGGTGGATCAGGGTCGGGCTCAGGGCCGAACACCAGCGGCTCTCCGGCTCTGTCAGCGAGTTCAGGGTACTCACGGCGCAGCACGGCCGAGAATCGGGTGCAGCCGAGTCCCCAACCGAACGGGATGGCCTGCGAGTAGTCCCGGCCGTCTTCGGTCACTGGGTGCAGCTCGTACCAGCTGGCGCACCAGTGCTCCGGGCAGGTGGTGAAGTCAAAGACTACGTTCTCTGGCGGCACGATGTCCTGCTCCACGATGATCAGGTCACCGGGCTCGGGGTCAAGCCACCACTCACGGAAGGCCCAGTAATAGCTCTCGTCGCCGGGCTCTAGCGGACAGAGCTCAGCGTTGTTGGCGAGTGCCCATAGCAGCGTCTCGGGGGCGAGCATACCCTCGAGGTATGGGATCTTAATTTTCGCCTTTCTCACGTCGAGCCCTGGCCTTGCGCTCTGTTGCCGATACCGCTACGCGGCGTTTGGCACCTTTGGGCACCATTCGCGGAGAGCCACGATAGGGCACCTCCGGGCGTAGCTTGGGCTTGGCAGGTTGTCTGAGCTTCTCGATCGCACAGGCCCAGTAGGTGATCGTCTGGCGCGTATAACGCATCCGCTCGAGCACCCGCCACTGGTTGCCGACGTAATCCTCGAACCACGGCCACACGTAGCGGCTCAGGTAGAAGTAGTTGGGCGGCTGCTTCTCGTACATGTTCGCCGGATAGGTGGTATGGCCGTCCGGCCACACGTGAATGCCGAGGCGCAGGATGGCCTGACGATGGCCATCGGTGAAGAACATGACCAGCCGATTTAGCTTCTGGGCGTTCTGCCAGAAGGCTTCGAAAGCTGGATAAGGGTGATCGTATGCATCGAAGTCCGCCACAGCGAACTTGGCCTTCACGTCACCGAAGAGCCAGGTGTCGCAGTCGCCCTCACGGATGTCTCCCTTGAGGCGTGACTGCGCCATTGCGACACGTTTGGGATCTAGGTCTGCGCCGTAGATCGGGCGGTCCTGATAGAGCTTGACCGCAATGTCGCCGTCCCCGATGAAGGGAACGTAGATAGGACCCGGTAGAGCCCAGCGCAACATCCGCTTGCGCTGGAGCTCCTTACGAAAGAGAAGTACATGCTGGCGTTGGGCGTTAGTCGGCATGCCTAGCCAAACCTTACCGTGACCTGCCTGATCCAGCCAGCCAAGTCTCGGGTAACCGGAGGGAGCCTCACCTTAACGCACCCTTGCTCGCCAAGTCATGACATACGTTGACTTGACCCGCCCTGATATTTGTAAGCATGCGCCATCCGCTCATCGACCACCCTACGGGGCCAACGGCGGAAGATACGGAAGTACATCCGTGCCCATCGTTTGAACTCTGTGGGGCATTCGCGATGTCGCTGAGCCACCCACTGCTCGTATGTTGGGAATTCATCTGTCATAGGGAAGCCTTAACGAACCGAACCGTCTTACGGGGTCGTACCACGCCACATAAACCAAGCCCAGGGGAGCCTAAACCGACCAAACCGAACACGACCGGACCCCATCAGCCCTGCCGAATTCGCGCACCATGCCCAGGGGAACCGGACCAAACCGAGCCCCGCTACCGCACCGTAGCTTGCCCTGTCACGCCCAGTGCTGGTCAGAGATTGGTGAAGTCGTATACCGCGAGTGCACCAAAGGCACCCACGAGCACTACAAACAGACAGGCAAGCCAGTAGAGCTGCTTGGCCCGTCGCTGGAGCCCGTCTCGATAGCCATCCCAGTAGTCGGCGCTGCGATCCGTGCTGCGCAGACGAGGTTCGAGATTATTGACATGTGCCAACGTTGGCACCGCCCTCAGTCAACTGGCGAATCAACGCCGAGTGCAAAGCGTCGACAGAGTCGAGCGCTCGCTTGCGGTCCTCACGGAGCTCACCGATGTACTCGACTACCGGCTTGGGCAACGAGAACGGCACGCCCTTGTATTCGAAGCCTGGCACCATCACAGCCAGCTCCTCTTCGGGGGTCATCAGAACGTAAGCACCTTTCTGTCCCAGGTTTCGGGGTAAGCCCGGTAGATAGCTCCGAGAGCGTCCGGGCGCACTTCGGTCCGGTATGCGCTGTCCTGCTTGAAGAAGTAGGCCACGATCTCCTGGTGGCAGCGCCTCTGCATGTCACGAGCCCAGTCCAGGTCCATCGGGCGATAGCCCCGGCCGGACTCTCCGCCCACGATCATCCACTCAATGTGCTCGAGGTCAACTTCATCTGCCGGGCCTATGGCAGGTTCGTAGCTGATGAAGTGGATGTAAGCGGGTACGTCAGTGAGGATTGGCGAGCGCTCCGCTACCCGGTTATCCTCGATTGAGGTCCCCAGCCAGACATTGGGCCAGTAGGGATAGCCGGAGCGATGCGTGTCCCAAGTGTCGGGCAGCATCCGCTCAATGTTCTCCGGCCTCTTGGTGAGGATCTGGAAGTCGAGCCAGTAGCAGCTCTCGATGATCTTCCATGCCTCTTCACGCCACTGGTTCAGCTGCGGTGCGTCCTCGAAGAAGTCTCCGAGGCTCATCGTGAAGACCCGCGAGGGCACCTTGGCGACTATGGCCTCCCGGTGCCAGCGGTGAGGCTTGTTCCAGACGCCCTGTCCGGTGCGCTTGCGCTTGGCCGTATCGTGACCGAAGACATCCAGGCCCATCTTGTTCGAAGTCAATGTGTCGGCATAGCAATGCGTACATCCCTGTGAGACCTTGAAGCAGCCCATCCAGGGGTTCCACGTCTTGTCGGTCCAAGCAATCGCTGTGCTGTCACCCATCGGCACACCTCCGCGTAGTTCAAGTATAAAATTATTCTACTCCCCAGCAAAAAGGGTGTCCAGAGCTACCCTCGGCGATCGCCCACGAGAAAGGGCCCATTTTGCGGAATGATGACTATGAGTCACATCTGTGGACGAGCTCGAGCTTCGGAGGTGACCGGAAAACCTTCGGAGGTGTCCGGAAACGCCCAAACCTACCCAAAATTAGAAATGTTTCCATTCTGGGCGGGTTTAGTTCGAGAACGCTCTGGCAGCTCCACGCCCTTGCGTCTCAGTCGTACGATGAACTGTCCAACGCTGCCAGCGGTGTAACCCAACGCTAAGCCAATCTCGCTGTTCGTAGCGTTCTCTGTCATCAGCTCGATGATCCGTCTGTCTCGAGTAGCGCTGTAGGTAGCCCAGCGCTGCTTCTCCATGTCGCCTGAGCGCTCACCGTTGCAGGTGAGGCATAACTTCGGCGCATTGGGCCCGTTGCCATCAGAGCCGCTCATCGGTCTGCCACAGCCAGGACAGGGTTGGCTATAGAAAGAGCGACGGCACTCGTCGGAGCACCACTTTCTCGGCTTGCCGCTCTTGCCTAGTGGAGTAGGTCCGCCACAGGTAGGGCAGACGCCAGTCATCGGTTAGCCCGGAGTCTTACCGAGATAGGGATGGTTGGCCTGTAGAACCATCACGCCGTGCGTACCACAACGTGGCGGTGGCTTACTCGTGTCGGTGACGAACTTACGCTGTGGGATCTCACACTTGTAACAGACGTAGGCCAGTCGCTTGGGCTTCTTGACTGACTGTGATGGCTTCGGTGGCTTTGCCGGTGGTGGTGGTGATTTGCGCTTTGGCTGTGTCATCCCAGACGCTCCTCAACCACAGCCAGTGCTGCTTCTACTGCCCTGATGACGATCTCCTCGATGTGATAGGAGAGCTCTTTCTCGTCGTTGAACTTGAAGGCCGCCTCGAGAGCTGCTTCCTGGGCCTCCTCGCGTACCTCTTGTCTGAGGACGAGCCTAGTCATCGTCTGCCTGCTCTGGCGGTACGACTGTCTTGGCCATGTCGTCACGCACTTCGTCAATGGCTGCGGTCAGCATCCCCACTGCCTCCCACTGCGTCAGTGTCGGCGTAGCTGCCAGTACGAGTCTGGGGTCTCCCTGAGGATCGAGACACTTGATGACCGTGATGCCCTCGACCGGCATCCAGTCAGGCGGCAGCGCCGCGTTGGTCGACATCCCAAAGATCTGGCCTTGCTGAACTCCCATACGTTCTCCTTCTACGGTGACAGCTAGACCTTAACGGGGGGGTCGGACAGAACCTCAAGAGGGATGGGAGTCTTTCTGTCCGCCACCTTTGCCCTGGCCTTGACCCTGGCTCGAGCCCTTCGAGGCAACCGCCCTCACGACCTGCAATCCGCGTGAGGGCTGGCTGTTCTCATTGGGCCGCTTGACGCCATTGGGTAGCGGCCAGACTTTTACGTTGACCCCCCTAGCCATTACCTATCCCAGTCGGAGGCATCCCCTGCGCATCCGGAGCTCCGAGGTTCTGCGTTGCGGTCGGTTGGGTCTTGGGAAGATCTGCGACCTCGGCTGAAGTTGCACCTACGGTCCGATCCTCTTCGCCGGTTGGAACTGCGGTGATGTTGTCGGTGTTTGCGGGCACCGACTGCGGGAAACGTTGGATGGAGCTGAGTGAAAGTGGCATGCGCAAAGCGTACCGCTGTCATTAGGGTTGTGCCAACGTTGGCACTTAGCTTAGACTTCCACCATGCCCTCGGTCCGCAGCTTTGGTTTACCCGCTAATACGATTAGGGGCGGATCACAGGGCGGAAAGCAAATCGTCCTCGCCGCACCCGCGCTCCCAAACGCAGGGCAGTCGGGCTCAGACTCGTCAAGCACTTCCGGCTCGAGCGGTACGCTGGGACCACTCGGACCCGTTCGTATGTTGGGCGTCGGTACACCTGGCCTGCTGGGCGCACAGCCCTTCGGAGCAGGCCAATCCACCTAAATTAAGGAGCAGCTATGTCGGAGTTCGATGGCCACGTCAACTTCGGAGTTAGCGCCATAGCAGTAGCTCCTTCACCTGCCGCTTCGGGTACGTCCCTGAAGCTGCAGGCAGGCGATGGTGCGCTGATGCCGACACCACCATTCAATGCTGCAGTCTGGCCCAAGAACACGGTGGCCAGCGCTGCGACTGCGGAGATCGTGCGCGTCACCAACCTATCGGGCGACACCTGCACAGTCACTCGCGGTCAGGAGAACAGCAATGTCCGCACAATCGGCATTGGCGACCAGTTCGTTGCCGCGATCACCGCCAAGTCCCTAACCGACATCGAGGGCATCGTCACCGCTTTTCAGGTAGAGAGCGCTGGACCCGCTGGCCCTGTCGGCCCGCAGGGCCCTCCCGGCCCACAAGGCATCCAGGGAGTCCCGGGACCGGTCGGATCGACTGGCCCGGTCGGTCCTGTCGGAGATGCGGGTCCGTGGGGACCGGCAGGCTCGGATGGCCCTATGGGGCAGCAAGGCCCCGCTGGCCCTTCGGGTCCTGCCGGTCCCCCTGGACCTCAAGGTGACCCAGGCCCAGTCGGTCCTACGGGAGCAGACGGCACGCAGGGTCCGGCCGGTAGTGTTGGTCCTCCCGGGCCTGCTGGACCCTGGGCCGATGGGCCCTCCTGGCGGCGCTTCGGACGGCACGATGGGCCCTCCCGGTCCGGCTGGTCCCCAGGGCCCGGCTGGACCTCAGGGAGACGTTGGTCCGCAGGGTCCTTCGGGTCCGGCTGGCGCTGAAGGTCAGCAGGGTGCAGTCGGCCCTCAAGGTCCGGCTGGCGATCCTGGACCCACTGGCGCTGACGGAGCGCCTGGTGCTGTCGGTCCCGCTGGTGCGGATGGTCCTGCTGGTCCCCAAGGTGAACCCGGACCGGCTGGCAACGACGGAGCTCCGGGAGAGCAGGGGCCTGCTGGACCACAAGGTGATCTCGGTCCTGTTGGCGACGTTGGGCCTCAAGGTGCCCAGGGCGATGTCGGCCCGATGGGACCAATCGGCATGCAGGGTGATCAAGGTGTGCCCGGCCCACAGGGAGATCCAGGTCCTGTCGGTCCTGCGGGACCAGAGGGACCACAGGGTCCTCCCGGTGATGGCACGGGTTCGGGTGAAGCTGGTCCCACGGGACCACAGGGTCCGGTAGGAGACCCTGGCCCTGTCGGTCCGGCCGGTGAGGATGGCCCTCCTGGCCCACCCGGTGACCAGGGTCCGGTCGGACCACAGGGCGAAATCGGTCCTCAGGGTGATCCTGGACCGGCTGGTGCAGACGGCTCTGAAGGACCAGTCGGACCTCCCGGAGCAGATGGTGCAGATGGTGCTGCTGGTCCTGTCGGTGCGAACGGACCGCAAGGTCCGGTTGGCCCTGCCGGTCCACAAGGAGACGTTGGCCCTGCTGGTCAACAGGGAGCTGTCGGGCCTGCTGGTCCGATGGGCGCACAGGGCCCTCCGGGCGACGCAACTGATCCAGGCATCGCTGGTCCACAGGGACCTCCTGGTGATGCTGGGCCTGAGGGAGCTCCTGGACCTGTCGGCCCTGTCGGATCTGCTGGACCACAGGGACCGATCGGAGACGCCGGACCTCAGGGTCCTCCGGGAGATCAGGGACCTACGGGTGATCCAGGACCAGAGGGCGCACCAGGACCACAAGGTCCGACAGGTGATCCCGGACCAGAGGGTGATGTCGGTCCAATCGGAGCACAGGGACCGATGGGAGCTCAGGGCGATCCGGGACCGCAGGGCCCGGTCGGTGATCCGGGACCACAGGGACCGATCGGACCTGCCAACGCAACGCCTGGCCCAGAGGGTCCTCCTGGTCCTGCCGGACCTCAGGGGCCCGCTGGTGACGTAGGGCCTGCGGGTCCTGCTGGCGCAGACGGTGCCGAAGGTCCTGCCGGTTCTGAAGGTCCTCAAGGACCGCAGGGCGCTGCCGGTCCGGTTGGTCCGGCAGGACAGTCTTTCACGTATCGCGGAACATGGTCTGCCAATACGTCATACGCAGTCAACGATGTTGTCACCGGATCGGACGGCAGCTCGTACATAGCGAATAGCGGCAGCACGGGCATCGATCCGCTGACCAACATGGCGAACTCTCCCTGGTCGGCGTTCGCTATCCACGGTGCTGCCGGACCACAGGGACCGCAGGGACCACAGGGCACTCAAGGACTGACTGGACCCGCAGGTGCGGTCGGTCCTCAGGGAGCTACTGGAGCTCCGGGCCCGGCTGGTGCAGTCGGAGCCACTGGACCACAGGGCAACCAGGGAGCTACGGGTGCCCAGGGTCCGGCTGGTGTCGCTGGACCTACCGGACCGGCTGGCGCAATCGGTGCTACCGGAGCGCAGGGCGCACAGGGCATTCAGGGACCGACCGGCGCTACAGGAGCTACGGGTGCTCAGGGCCCAGCTGGACCTACCTACTCAGGCTCGAGCTCAGTCGTGTTCTCGAACGCAGGAACATCGGCTGTGGCCACGGTCGCCCACAGTAAGGGCTCAGCCACCTTTGCTGTCGTTACCGGGCTTACGGCCAACCAAGCGATTTACCTGGTGGTCTCCAACAAGACGGCCACCAACTTCCAGGTGACGGGCTACGCCATGACAGCGAGCGCCAAAATCACAGCCACGGTCACCTTCGACTGGCATCTCATCTAAAGAAAGGCCCCAGCACGGAACTGGGGCCCTTCTGTCCTACCACCATTGAGGATCTTATCCGTCCGACCTCGTTGGTCAACAGCCGAAACGTCACGTAAGCTCCCGGCCATGGCCAGACTCATGACGAACCCACAGCCCTCTAGTAAGGCGCAGATGGCTACCACTCGGCGCTCCAGGCCCGTAGCTGTCTTTGCAGTCTCCTCGATGGAGCGCACGCAGGGCACCGTTGACGACGACAATCCCGACCAACCTGAGGCCGAAGATGACGATGCAGCTTAATTGGGGTCAGCGCTGGATAGGCGAAGTTGGCTTTCAGTCCTCGATCACTGAGAGCGAACGTGACCGACTGACCAAGCTGGCTACCGGCAAGCACGTTCTCGAGATCGGCTCCGCCTACGGCTACACCACCTGCTTCATGGCGCAGGTAGCTCTGGACGTAACCGCCGTGGACCCCCATGCTGGTTACGGCTCGATGCCCAACTCGCTCCCGGTGATGCAATCCAACATCAAGCTGCTCGGCCTCGAGAACATCAACATGCTGATCAACACGAGCCAGGCGGTGCTACCCAGCCTGATCGACGCAGGCAATGAGTACGACCTCATCTTCATCGACGGCGACCATCGCTACTCCTATGCGCAGTTCGATCTGCGCCATAGCTGGCAGATGTTGCCCCGAGACGCCACGATGGCTGCGCACGACTATGGCGAGGTCACCTGCCCGGAGGTTATCCCCGCTGTCGATGACTGGGTCAATACGATCGATGACACCTACCTGTCCCAAGGTGAACCGATTGAGGTGGTCGACACACTATGGACGATCCTGCGGAGACAGTAACCACCGGCACACTGATCCAGATGCGCTGCCCTCGATGCGGTGCGTTCAACTACTACAAGCGTAGGGTGGTCGATGTGGCCTTCCTCAACGATGCCCGCAACGAACTGCGTAAGACGGAGCGAATGCTGGCTGAGCTCATAGCTGTAATCGAGGAGTGGTCAGGAGAGAAGATCGAATGAACGGCCTGTCAATAGTCATAGCGTCCTCCGGACGGCGCTCCCTGCGCTCGGTAGTAAACGGGATCATGGAGCAGATGCGCCCGGGGGACGAGCTCCTGCTCGACTACAACAACGACTGCCCCTATGGCAACAAGGCCCGCAATCGGATGATGTTGCGGGCTCGAGAGGGCAACGGCCTTGTCTTCTTCGATGATGACGACCGGGTCCTGCCAGCGGGACTCAAGCTGATGCGTGAGGCATTTATCCACGACTCGGACCGCATGCACATCTTCAAGATCCACTTCGCTACCTGGACGCTGTGGGTAGAGCCGGTGGTCCGTAAGTCCAACGTCTCAACGCAGATGATTGTCGTCCCGGCCTCCTGGGCGATCTGTTCGAAGTGGGGCGATCGCTATGAGGGAGACTTCGACTTCATAGCTGGCCTGGCTGACCGCTTCGGCCATGACTCGATCGTCTGGCATGAGGAACTGGTAGCGATCCACAACGGGCTACGAGCTGCCGCCTGATGCCTGGCCGGGGGCTATCTCATGTCACCTGGCCCAGTCGTGCAACGATCTCAGTTGGCGGCTTCAACGTCCCCAGTAAGCCCGGGGCTCCTGGGAATGTCGGTGCGCTGGCGGTAGACAGTGCCGCTTCGGTCTTCTGGGATTACCCCAACGACAACCTCTCCCCGATCACCGACTACATCGTGCTGCCCTACATCGGGGCCACGCCACAGGCTCCGATCGATACCGGTGGGACTGCCACATCCTTCCTGGTGACTGGGCTGACCAACGGCGTCACCTACACGTTCTCGGTGATGGCGGTCAATGCCCTCGGGCAGAGCTCCTGGTCCGCTATCTCCAATCCGGTGACGCCTGGAGTCAGCGTTACTTGGTGGGACCCAAGCACGATGTTCGGCAGCTGTAGCTATGGCGGTGGAGAACGTGCCTCGGGCGTACCACCACCGCCTCGAATCCCTCCACAGCTCAACCTGACCTCGCTGGCCACAGACAACTTCCAGCGAGCCAACGCCAGCACACTCGGCACCGGCTGGTCGGCATTGCCCAATGGCTCACTGACGATCGCCTCCAACGTCTGTCAGTCGTTCTACAACGGTGGCTTCATCGGCAACTTCCGTAACACCGAGACCTACGACGCAGATCAGTACAGCAAGATCACCTGCGGCCCGATCAGCTCGAGTGGCAGCGACAGCATCGGACCGATCACCCGCTACCAGACCTCGAATGGCGCCTATTACACAGCACTCATCAACGGTTCCGTGACACCTTGGGGCACAGTGGCACTCTGGTATTACAACGGCAGCGGCTTTACACAGGTATCCGACCAGCCTCTCCTCACCGCTGCGACCTCATGTCTCGGCGGCAGCACGCCAGTCGTGGAGTTGGTCTCCGAAGGCAACCATCACACAATCCTGATCAACGGAGTCTCAGTAACAGCCGTCTATGACGGCACGATCACAGGAGGCGTGCCGGGGCTGATAGCGATTGGCAATCCTCCCACCGCCACGGCCTGGGAAGGTGGCAACGCTCATACCGGCGCAGTCGGTGCAGCGCTACAGACAGACAACTTCAATCGCGCTGATGGCGGTGTATCGGTTGGCCAATCTGGCTGGCAGATACTGACCGGCTGGGCCGCAGGGGCAGGTGATCCGGCAATCGTTTCAAACCAGATCGTAATCACCGGCAGTGCTGGACATAAGGGAGTAGGACGAACTGAGGTCTACAACAACGACCAGTGGTCTCAAATAGCAATAGGTTCTGCGCAACTGGTCTACGGCCAACAGGGCTACATGGGCCCAATGACGCGGCTCTCAAGCAATGGGAGCAACGGCTACATAGCAACACTCAACATCACGAGCAGTGGGACCGGCTACGCATATGCGCTCTACAGAATCGACAGCGGCACGAACATTCAGCTGATATCCATCGATGCCGCAAACCATGCTGGAACTGCGCCCGACCCTGCCGCGACTCCCGCGATGCTGGTCTCAGTCGGAAGTCGACATTCGCTGCGGGTCGGTGGCTCTGAGATCTTCGCCGTCACCGACGCCACCTATGCAAGCGGCGTACCCGGATTCGGCCTCTATCAGCCATCCAGCGGAACGATCACAGCCGATAACTTCGCGTGTGGCAACGTCTGATGGGCCATGAGGAGGATGTTGCGCAGGGAATCACTGCCACCGCTGGCATTGCAGTTACTTGGCGTTGCGATCGTCATCGCCAGTGTGGTCTTCTACTTCGTCACCCTTCAGGTCTCGCTGTACATCACCGGCCTGGGCTTGAGCCTGGCGACACTGGGCACGGTGCAGAGGTTGTTCGGATCACCTGAGGAAGCAGCACAAGCCTACGAAACGTCAACCAAGCGCAAAGTAATCTACCTACCCTCGACGGCAGAGGAATCCGAATGAGCACCGAGACACAAGCACTGACGGAGCTCAGAGATTCACTGCGTCGCTTCCGCAAGCAGATCGTATGGCTGCTGCTGCTGTTCATGATCAGCATGGCCGCTCTGAGCATCGCCTCGCTGATCACCAACAATCAGGTCCGTCACGAGCAAGCGCAAATCCAACGCAGCCGCTACCTGGCCGCATACAACACCTGCCAGACTGACAAGCAGAAACGAGCTGCCTTCGTCCACCAGCTGACGAAGGATTTTCCCACGCAGGTCGGAGACAGAAACTTTCAGCAGCTGGTGGAGTTGATCTCCACGGTCGTCCCAGATCGAGGCGACTGCCGAGCCTACGCGAAACACCAAACACGACTTCCACAAGATGACAGGGGCACAGCATGAGATGTTGCAGGAACGCTAGAGAAGTAGCAGTAGCCATCGTTCTGGTCGGGGTAGCACTGCCCGCCTCGAGCGCTCTAGCGAAGCACTCGAACAAGGTAGCCGCAGCACCCTCTCCAGCTACGAAGCTGGTGCTGGTTCGCACGTCCGGCAGCAAGCTTCTACCGGTCTTGCCGCCTCCGGCCAAGAAGCATCGCTAGGCCCTCAGCCACCCGTCGAAAATAGATCCACCGGGTCGCCTCGCCTCTGTATGATGCCCCGCCGGTAAGGGCACGGAAAAGGAGGTGGGGCGCACCTCGGATCGGGGCGCAACGTTGAGCCGTTGCTGCAGTTTCGTATGGAGGTAGAAGGCATGAAGTTCAAATCACTGGTCGCAGCTTTCGCTGCTGCGGCCGTCTCGTCTCTGGCTGTCGGGGGCATTGCGCTGGCCGCGCAGTCACAGACCCATCACAAGGTCGTCCACCACAAGGGTGGCGGCGAGAAGGGACCGAAGGGCGACAAGGGCGCACCTGGTCCTACGGGCCCTGCTGGGCCTGCCGGACCCAAGGGTGACACGGGTCCAGCCGGTCCCGCAGGTCCTCAAGGCCTACAGGGATTGATCGGACCAATCGGCCCTGTAGGTCCTGCTGGTCCAACGGGTCCTGCGGGACCAGCCGGTCCTAAGGGTGACACAGGCGCGACTGGGCCGATGGGTCCAGCCGGTCCAGCCGGTGGCTCGAACGCCAAGGAGTTCACGTACAAGTCGGACCTCTCAGGCCCGTCGACCGACGTGACCGACCTGGACGGCGTCAAGCTGCTGGCGTCCTGCAATGCCCTTGGTCGACTGACCCTGACAGCGGTAGCGACCAACGTCGCTCCGGGAATCCTGACTGAGCGCGATGGCTTGGCATTCCAGATCATCCCGCGTTTCGGTACGGCCAACACGACTGGTGCGTTCCTCGTCACACCGCTCTCGAGCGCGAGCTCTCGGGCGGACATTGAGGTCCACTATGTCTCCAACTCCGGACAGGACACCACGATCTCGATCGCGGCTGCTGACCTGGCGGATGGCCCGAATGGGCTGAGCGAGGCTTGCGTCGTGTTCGGTACAGCGACTACGTTCTAGGGCTATGGCGTCCGAGGGTGGCTCGGACGCCTGCTTCTATCCCGATTGTGCGAGCTACAGCCACCTATGAGTCGATGGGCGTCGTACACCCGGTGTTGCGGACCTCTCAGCTGGACCACATCACGCTGGCGCAGGTTTACGCCTACGTCGAGCAGTGGCTCGAGGTTGCCCGCCCTGAGCGCGGTCTGCTGAAGATTGAGGTCGACTTCAATCCGCCTGTGCAGCTTTACGATCAGGCGATGCAGGACAGCGTATGATCACTGCGGGCCGGGCCTACACATATCCCTGAGCGCTCCTTACCGGGCTCTCTCCTCTGGCTCGGCCCGCCCTAAGACCTTCTAAGGTCCTCTGAGCTCTATTTCGACGGGTGGCACGTTCGAGAGCCTCGGAGGGCCTCAGGAGGGCCCTCGTAGCCTCTGGCGGCTATTTGTGCCGGACGGGAGGGGTGGCCTCCCGCCCAGCTCGTAAATTCTCGCTTTTCGCTCGGAAATCGGTCGAAATGGCGTTTTGGCCATATTTCGCTGTCGAGACGGCCATATCGTCGGAAAACGTCGAAAAACTCGATTTTTGACGATTTTTCACGGTTTCTCTCGCGACGCGCAGTCCGGGTGCGGTATCCGAGTTCGGCGAGACTCGTCGGGTCGCCCCCCGAGTCTCGCCGAATCGTTACCTACTCGGCCGATGCGGCCGACGCCGCGACGCGGCGCTTGGTTTCGGCCGCTAGCCGCTGGCGGTACTTAGTGAGTGCCGCGCGCGCGCCGGGCGTGTCCTTCTTAGCCGCGATCGCCTCAGTAGCGGCCGCGACGAAGTCCTTATCGGACATGGCCGCTAGCGCGTCAGCATCGGGATAAGTTGTCCCGCTTGCCTTAGCGGTGGCCGCGTCAAGTGCGGTGGACAGTTCCTGCAATTGATCTGCGATTGACTTTGCCATTGTGGCTAGTCCTTTCTGGCTATTGCTAGCCGGTTGATGTGCCCCTAATTATACATAGGAACGGACGGTGTGCAAGGGTATTTGGTAGAAAGATTTGATGGTTGAATCGGGGTGGTCGGAGGGCACGAGGAGAGCCTACGATCGGTCGAATCGTCGCTCGTACGTACGCACGTGCATTTGAGCTCTCGTATACCGAGTCCGAGTTCCGAGTCCGAGCCGAGTCCGAGTACAGCGTACGTAGCTACCTACAGGCCACGTGCGATGCAGACTCAGCCTTGAGTATGTGATCGGTATGTGTTTACCAGTGGCGCACCGTCCACGGCCTGCCTGATGTGTGCCACACGTAGCCACTGGCGTCTGACTTGATCATCTGATCGAACATGACGTGCAGGCCTTGGCTGTAGATGACGAACTGGCCTTGGCACACATAGCCGCTGGTGCCATCGTATGCAGGTACGCACTTGACGTGTGTGGATACCACGTCATAGCCGTTCAGGCTCATTCGTGTACGTAGCTGCTTGTTGTAGCTGGTGTTGACGTGGCTTGCTACAGAGATCGTTGATCCCATAGCCGTAGCTGCAGGCAACGCCACTGATGAGATCGCAACAATGAGAGCGATCGTTCCGAACACTGCACGCATGCTGATACGCATGTTTACTTCCTTTCTGTCCATCTCTGGACACGTTATGTGGGTTTGTTTTCCAGGGTCGATCTAACGCATCGCCCTTGCAACGCCGTCTGAGCCATTTTCGATTACTACTCAGGCGACGTTGGCAGGGCTAGTGCTGTATATACGGCGAGCCTGCGATTGGATTCGGTTTGCCGACGACACCATCCATGATGTAGCCGTCCTTGCACGACACTTGATACTCAGCCCACCAGTTGGTCGGACTGAGCTCGTGTGCTGGTCCATCATCGAGCGCCACGCTGGCAATGCCCAAATGCTTTTCGCATGGCTCTTTTTCGACCCAGCGAATTTGTCGGCTGCGATTTGCCCAGGATTGCAATTCGCACTGTGCGCAATACGGATGGTGTTGACGCACTGTAGTGGGCGTGGATGGATGCACGATGGCGTTCTTGATCGCGTTGATTCCAAACGCCAGCCCAACGATGAACACGAGGAATCCGACCAGGAATTTCGTCCCGGTCGGATCAGCGTTGAGCCGCTTACGTTCCTCGTATCTGTCGATCTCCCGCAGATCAGCCTGAGTGATGCACCGATCTCGTAGCCACATCGCCTAGCTGGCGTCGTCCCACGGATCAGTGTCCGGCTTCGGGAACTGCGGCATGTTGACCTCGACCGTCATGAAGTGCTCGTTCTGGCCACTGGGGTCGAAGCTGTAGATGCGCTGATCGCCGTCCTGCAGGTTGACCGCATCGCGGCCGATGTCGATGAATGCAGCCTCGACCGGATTGATCGTGCCGTCCTGGCTGAAGTTGACACGACCGATGGTTACGGTGATGTCAAAGCCCGTCGGGGCTTCGGTGGTCTTGCGGCTGTACTTAGGGGTGGTCGCCATTTCTGGCTCCTATCTCGCTCTCTCGAGCGGGTTGAGAACGGCTCCTTGTGAGCCGCCCTTGCGATGCTGTCTGAGCCTTCGAATCACTCAGGCAGCATCGGCAGGGCTAGCGCTTCGGCTGGTCTCTGGCGATTGGAATGGCGTCCTTGCCATCCTTGCGTCGGAATTTGCACTCGGGGCGATGGAACCGCGCTGCTGTGACGCCTGTGTCGCACGCCTTGCAGCGTTCGAACAGCTTTAGTTGCGGTTCCTTCATCGCTTGGCCTCTGCCTGGCAGACCGGACACACACGGGCGAGACCACCCATGTTCTTGAGTCGGCGCTCCTCGTAGCGGTTGCGGTTCTCCCAGATCCGCACGAGCGTCCAGCCAATGCCAGCGGCCTTGACGTACTTGAGCAGGTTCGCGCCTGTACCTGCTTCGTGTTCTGCCAGTCGCTCCTCGAGCTTGCTGGCCCAGCCCATGTAGTGACGGGCATGCTTGTAGGGTTCATCGAAGTGCAGCAGGTAGACCGTGCCGTCACCTTCGTTGATGAGGACCTCGCTCAGCTTGCGAACGATCTCCTCGGTCATGAGAGTGGTCATGACAGCCTTTCCGTCTCTTTCGAGACCTTGATTTGTGGAGGGCAGCCGTCGCACTCGGCTGCCCTGTGCTGCTTATTCCGTCTCGGCCTTGATGAAGGCCACAATCTGCTCGGAGGTCTCACCTCTTTGTTCGAGCAGTACGGCGATCTCTGTGGCGTTGCTCAGTGCCACCTTGCGATCGGGCATGTCCTCTGCCACGACCTTGGCGTACCGTCGCCAGCGCTCGAGTAGCACCTTGTAGAGATCCTCGACTGGACGCTCTGTCAGCGGCACTGGCCTGGGTGTCGGCGCTTGCTTTGGCTTCTGTGGACCGAGGGTGTCGGCCACAATTGGCGTCGGCGTGCGCTGGCTGACCCAATCTTGTTCGTGCGCCTTGCGGCCACCTTCCCTGAGCTCGGCGCGCTTGGCTTCACGTTTGGCCAGCCGTTGTTGCCTTGGCGTCTCGGCTGCCTCAGCAGCTTCGAGCTTGCCAAGCAGATCACTCAGCGCACTCGGTTCGGCTGGCTTGATCTCAGCGTCGATCAGCTTATTCAGTTGTTCGAGCAGATCCTTCGGCAAGCCACTCACGGCTTGCTCCTTTCTCGGTCTTTCGACCGCTCGATATAGGGCTGGCCTGGGCGATTCCCGCAGGTTTTAGCCCTACTGTTTCCTTGCGCGAATTATAGCCCATGACGTGCCTGACGCAATGGGGTTCGGCAGGACTCGATAGCGGACGCGAGGGGCACGAATCACGTGCCCACGACATAAACCCGGTAGTGGGCTCGGGTCGTCGTCACGCACGTTCGCGATACCTCTCGTATACCGAGTTCCGAGTCCGAGTCCGAAACCGAATTCCGCGTCGTTACTGAGCCTGCTTGGCACGCCGTTCGGATCTCCGCTTCTGTGAACGCCGCTTGGCTTGTTTACTACGATCGCCGTCTTCATCGACTGGACGCATGCGTAGCGTTTTCGATTGTGGTCGCATCAGACGACCTTGAAGCCTGTCGCCGTGCGCTTGATCGTCCCGTAGAAGTCACGCTTCACATAGGGATCGGGGCCGACGAAAGTGATCGACTGACCAATCTCCATGCCGGTGATCGAACCGCTGAAGTCGTTGCCGAAGAACGATGTGGCCTCGACCTGCACGGTGTTGGGAGCATTCGCCGCAGCCTCGCGGATTGCCTTCTTGGACTTAGGTCGACTGCTGTTGATGAAGATTCCCTGCAAGGGAATCACCTACCCTTTCTAGCCTGTCGACGGCAGGCTTTACAGCCTCGACCGCCGTTAGGTCTTGTTCTCGACCTTGCGGTCGCTTGTGGATTGCTACAGGCCCGTAACGAGGTGCCAGTAGCGATGAAGCATCGTGAGAATCACCGGCTGATGGCGCTCAACGTACAACAGGTGGTTGTATACGCTGAGCGCCGCGCCCATCTGATGATGGCCGTACAGCCAGATCGCACGATGTAGCTCGTTGAAGAGCACTGATCAGATCAGCGCCACGCCTTGAGCACGTCACCCGGCTGGAGCTCGAGTAACTCGTTGGACATCTGATCCACGAACCGGTGATGCTTGGTCAGCGTCACCTCGCCGCTGTTGAGCGGTGTGTTCGCCAGTACGCCATAGGTGCACATCTCGAACGACATGCGCGGGCTAATAGCCGTTGGCTCATCGGGATAGCCCTGAGCGTTGAGCTGGTCACGAACTCCCTGTGGATCGGTCCACAGCGTGTCCTGCTCGGCCGGTAGATCGAGCACTGAGGCCATTGCCATTGCCGCTACGTGGAAATCCGTCCACGACAGCTTCAGCGGCTCTCCATCTCGGATGATCTGAGTTGAGAGCGGCATCAGTCGTTCATCCAGTTCGGGTCTGGCGACTCCTCGGGGATGACGCGAATGTCCACGTCACCCACGAGACCAATCAGCGCCGCATCGAGCGCAATGGTCAGCGCTCGTTTTGGTTCGAAGCACTGTGGTGCGCGTTCGACCGTATGGTTCTCGTGATCAACGATGATGTCGGCGTGCCAACCATCGTCATCACGCCGGAGCCGAAGCTCCTTGGTTGCAGAGAGCTCGAGGATGCCGATGGGCACGACCTTGATCTTGCTCGAGAGCTCCATCGCCTCTGCTAGTGGCTCGAATTCAGCCATTGTCTGTCACCTCCTCGATGGGTTGATAAAGGAGGGGTTCGAGTGCCTTGCGCTGCGTCCGGTACTCGTAACCCTCGACGCAGTCACGAGCGGTGTCGACCCGCTGCTGGTTGCGAGGATCGACAGGACCCTCGTCCCAGTATTGGCTCACCACCTCGATGATGCGCCAATCCTGCTGATGGGCGTAATCCATCGCGCCCTCGGACGAGATGGCTCCGTTGGCGAACATCGTGTCCCGCCAGATGCCGAGGTTCTCGCCTTCGGTGTCCTCGAGGCTCCAGACATTCGGGAACCGATAGGACTGGATCAGCTTGACCCTGCGGCGTTCGTCCTCCTCATCCAACGTTCTGAGAACTGGATCGCTGGACGGGATCTCCATGGCTCCGATCACGCCGGAAGCCAAGCGCGGGATCACGTAGTCATCAAGCGTCCAACCGGCCTTGTCCTCGCCACCGATCACGACACATGGAGCGATCCCTCTGAGATCGCCCATCTCCGCGAGCTTGTCGTGTGGCGCATAGCCGACGACCCGGTAGTTGTCCGGCAGGTACCTGGCGATCTGCTCGGCCCTTGAGTTGTTGAGTGAGACGATTGCGAACCTCATTGGTTCCCCTTTCTGCCCGGTATGGGCAATAGCAACCACGTTGGACTGACGGGGCGCACTGGCCTACGTGCGCCCTCAGCTACGTCCAAGCAGTTGATCGTGTGAACGTTCTTATAGATACCCTGCCAGCGACTCCTACCGGCAAAGCCCGCGATCGTACGTTCCATCGACTGCGGCTGGTTGGCCCTGAGAGGCTCTGGGAGCCTCGTAGCGGCCCTGCGCTGCGGCCAGCGGTGGTTTGAGTCGCTGAACTCTCCCCGGCCGCTGATGAGCCGCATACGCTCTCTGTCGAGCTGCTCACGAACCTCGCGGCAGCTCTGGAGGAAATTGACCTCGCTCATGCCTCGGCCTCCTGCTGAGCCTTGAGCTTGTCGATCATCGCCTGAAGCTCCTCGACCGTCTCATCACCTCTGAGCGTGTCGGGGATCGGAAGCGTGATCTGATCGGTGTCCTCGACCTTCTGGCGGCGCTTGCCCGGTGTGTAGTTGCGGAACGACTGACGACACACCGGGCCAATGCCCTCCTCGACCGACTGTGCCGCCTTGAGCCTGCGATTGCAGACGATGCAGCGGCCGTAGCGGATCGTCAGCGCCTTGGCCTTCTCGTACTCCATCTTGTACGAGGCCTTGAGCCGGTAGATCGCACCTCCGGCGTACTCGAACTCGATGTTGACCCGGCCACCTTCCTCGAGCGCTCGGTCCGGATTGATCTCGACCAAGCGCTGAGCGTAGAGGTTCGTCTTGGCCTTGTTGAACTTGACCCGGAAGACGGTGCCGTCCGGCATCTCATAGATGCCCGGCTCCTCGACAGGATCATCGTTCTTCGCCTGCACGGCCTTGCGATAGATCGCATGGTTGGGCTGATAGAGCTGGACGATCTTGCCAAGCGTCTCGGTCTTGAGGTTGCCTCGGCTGGTGAGGATGGTGACCTCTTCGCCCTCACGATCTCCGGCACCATCCGGGTGGATGACCTCGATGCACCAATCGTCCTTGCCACCCGTGGGCATGTTGACGTAGCCGTAGTGCTCCTCGACTATGCCGTCCTCGGGACAGCTCACGTGCATCACGCCGAACTCGCGTTGGTAGACGATCTGCTCACCGATCTCGACCGGGCACAGGCACTTCTTGCAGACGCCCTCTTTGGTTGACTTCATGATCTTCGGCACTGCAACTTCCTTTCTCGCTCTTGCGAGCGTTTGTGCCAACGTTGGCACTGAGTTGACTGACTTACTACCAGCTAGCGCTCTGCGTCACGCCATCAGAGCATGTCACTTCGTAGATATCGAAGCCTGAGCCTCCTCCCACTGTTCGCACGACCTTGACCGGATGCGAGTTGTATCCGCATAGGTACGGCAGTTGGTTGGATGGGATCGAACTGACGGGTACCTGCTCGCGCATGTCGTGGGGTTGGGCGAGCGATCCCCAGAAGGAGATCGCCGCCACAAAGCCCACGCCGAACCAGAAGAGCTTTCGGTAGACCCGAAAGAATCGGATCACGGCCTCTCCAGCCTCTCCAGCGTGTCCATCTCGTCGCTGTTCAGCGCAACGCCGTTGCCCGTTGAGTCGTACTCATCACGGACCACGAAGAACTCGCCCTCACCCTCGCCGGGTTCGATGACTCCGTAGATCTCATCGCCGTCGTAATCGACATAGCGGACACGATCACTAGCGCGCAGCGGATTGCCGTACGTATCGCGACCAAGTACCGGATCTGCGACCTTCGGCCTCTCCGGCGTTCCTGGGCGCTGCACCACGATCCGGCCGACCTCATCCCCAGTCACGTTGCGGACCTCCTCGGACGTGAACCGATAGCCCTCGTCCTGCTTGATCCCGAAAGCGATCTTGTCGAGATACACCCTGCGACTTGGCCTCGCCTTGACGACCTTGCCTCTGGCGATCTCGATGCCGGTAGCGTCGAACAGCTTGACCTTGTCGCCCAGCCGGATCTTGATGCCCTTGTTGTCGACAGCCACAGCCTTGCGTGTGGTTCGCAACTCCTTGGCACTGAGCACCGTCAACGCCGGTTGAATCACCGGCAGCTTCATCGCCAGTTGCACGACTCGAGGGATATTGCGGAACAGCGCCACTCGATTCTGCTCGACCCGTTGTGTCGACCCAGGATCACCACCGTCGAACGCCATGTTCGCAGCAACACCGATCCGGTAGAGCTGCTGAGCGCTGCACTGACGAGCCAATACCGTGCGACCGTCGTTGGCAAAGATCATGTCTCCGCGATCGCGACCTGACGTGAACTCGCTGAAGCCGTTGATCGCCTCAGCCTCGAAGCCAATGCAGACGACCACAGCGTCATATGCACGACCACCGATGTAGACCTTGTCGAGACCCTCATCGGCAGACACCTTGTCATTGAACACCCGCAACCGCACGCGGCCCTCGTCAGGCCTACGCAGGAACGAGCCGATGTCCTGGTAGCGACCTCGAATGTTCTCGCGCCACTCCTCACAGGCATCGGGCAAACCGGTGGCGTACCAGTCGATCTGCTCGATCCAGTCAAGCATCGGCACTGACATGTGACGATTGGGCCCGGTGCCCAACAGTGCCTCGACCACGCACTTGCCGGAGTCGCCGCCACCAATGACCGCAATCCGGTTCATGTCACGGAATGGGAACGGCTGATAGAACAGCTTGGCGAAGTCATACATCGAGAGGATGCGCTTCGACCAGTCCATCCTGCCATTGCGATACGTCCCATTCGATGCCAGCTTGATCGGAATCCCCAGACCGCGTGCATCGATCACCCGGTCTGCGTAGACGAAGCCGTCACCCGATCCCACGCAGAACTTGCGGACACCGGCCACGCTCTGAATGCTGTTGACCGTGCCCTTACGAAGATCGGCGAAGCGCATCAGCGCCGATCGGATCACATAGGACAGCACGCTGTTGTCCTGGTACTTGTCCATGTTCAGCATCGAAGGCTGCACTGGACAACCCGGAATGACGTTGAGCGCCATCTCCTCGCTGGACAAACCAAGCTCACCTGGCCGGTTCGATGAGTTGAGCCGGAACCACGGTGCTGTGGAGAAGGCATCGCCGCCCAGCGTGTTCGTGATCACCAGTGGGCGTGGCTTGCCGGTCAGCACTCGTGCGGCACAATATGCCGCTGCTGTCGGCCCTCCACCGATAATCACCTCGTCGTAGCCGTTGGTGTCATCGTCAGCCCACTCAGTGGTCTGATCGAACATCGCCTCACGTAGCGTCTCCACCTCCCTCCTGGTCTCGAGCATCGCGCCCAGAGCCGTGAGGTACATAGCATCGTTGGTGGGGAACATATTCCTTCGAGGTTTGAGCTCACGGAGCATCGGGTTGCCCTTTGCCATCTTCTCGAGCACCGTCTGCTCTTGAATTGCGAGCCCTTGTGTGTCGACTGACATTACCTCTCCCTACCGGCTAGCCGGGATCGTCAGGACCTTGCGGCCCTGGTTGAGTTGGACCTCTCGGATCTGCTCTGCCTCGCGCTGGCTGCTGGCTCCAATCGAAGCCATGTGGTGGCCTTGCGCGTCGTACACCTTGACCGTGTACATCTTCGACTTCCTTTCCGCCACTCTCGTGGCTGTTGACCTGCTTACTTGCTCGTTTGAGCAGCGAAAGCGCGGGCCTCTCGGACCGCGCTTGCGTTGCCCAACGACAGGAAGGGCGCAGCTTGCATCAGCTACGCCCTTCCTTGAATGTCGTTGTGGCTACCGGCGACGCCGGTTGCCTGCGGGCTTCTCCTCGGTTGCCGTGGCCGTCGTGGCCTCGACCGTCTCGAGCTCCTCGTCCGTAGGCCCCTCGGCCTCCGTGTCCGGCTGCACCGTGTCGGTGGCCTCCGGGATCTCCTCGGACTGACCCAGCCGCTTGGCGACCTCCTTCTTCATCGCCTTGAGCCTGACGGTCATGCTGGACTTCTGTCCGGCAGTCGCGTCGTTGTACTCGGACTGGATGCGCTGGAACTCCTCGAGCAGCTGCTGTTCGGTCATGTCCTCCAGCGACATCGGCCGGTTGGCCTGCGGCAGCGGGGTGAACTCAACGCCGCGCTCGCGCAGCACCGTCTCGATCCGCTTGACCTTGTTGGTCACGGCCGCGCGCTTCTGCGGGTCGTCCGTGTCCGGCATGGCGACCCTCTCGGCCACCAGGTTGGTGTGACGCTCGAGCAGCGTATCGCTGTCGAGATCCGTGAGCTTCTCGCTTGTGGTGCTGAGCTTGCTCTGGAGCTCGGCTGCGAGTTCTTCCAACGTGAGTGCCATGATGATGGCCTCCTCTCTGCCCCTTCGGGGCTGTCTGGTTATTGGTATCTCGTCGGGCTCGGCATAAACCCGGTAGTGCTACCCGGCTGCCTGGCTGCCCCCAGAGATACCCGCGCACAATGATAGCGCTTTACTGACTTACTGCAAGGCAGTTTACCAGAAACGTGACTAGTACGCAAGAGGGCACGGCACAGAATCGTAAAGGTACGAAAGTGACAAGTAACTGACCCCCACGTGAGCACTCGAGTTGCCACGGCTAGTCCGAGTCCGAGTCCGAGTTTCACGTCCGAGTCCGAGTCCATAGTTCCGAGTCGGGTCCGAGTCGTTCAAGGTTGGTTTTCACGTCCGAGTATTAGGCCGAGCGCGAGAGCTCTGGTTAGGAGGGATGCCACGAAGGTCACATCCTCCTCTGTCAGATCGCCCGGGTATTGGACAAGGTTGCCCAACGCATAGTCGTGAGCCCAGCCGAACATGCCCTCCACGTCAAAGCCAAGATTGGTGAAATACGAGACCAGGCCGGGTCCCTCGAGTGCGGTGTTGGTGAGCTGGCGCTGACCTGTGAACGTCTTGTCTATGACCTCTCTGGTGATCACGACATGCTCTCAAACACGTAGCCGTTGACCAGCGAATAGGCTCCGTGCTGAAATAGCTCTCGTGAGACGGAATCCCAGTCGATATAGCTGGAGATCTGGTCGACTTGTTCCGCCTCGAGTCCCGACCAGCCAAGCTCTGAGCAGCAGAGCTCCATCGAGTAGGCATTCTCCGAGTCCCACTCGCCTCGATATTCCTCTTGGAAGCGTTCCACGATCTTGGGGTCTGCGTAGTCAGCCCCGTAGTCCATCGTTTCCAGCCATGCCTCGAATGCTTCACCATGCTCTTCGATGGCTCTGGCTACGTTCGCAACTTCTTCGTAGTCCGGATACTCACCCAGGTCGTGCACAATGGTCCGTGGGAAGCCGTCGTAGTCAGCGATGAAATATTCCTCGGGCAGTAGCGCCGGGGAGTGTTTGATGATCTGCTTCGCAGCCTCGTGCATCTCATCTGCGTCTGTGGCGTCTACCCACTTGCCGTGTAGCTTGCCCTCGTTATAGGCCGCTAGACAGCCGATCCAGACCGAGCACCTCGTTGTTGTCGTCATTGGTTCCTTTCTGTGCCAACGTTGGCACTAGCCCTGCCCCGGACCAGATTCTTCGATCTTGCCCGACGTGAAGAGGTGGGCTCCGCGACCCTCCGGCCTACGGATGATCAGGCGTCCACCACGTCCCACCTTCAACTGCTCTTTGAGGATGCGTGCACGGCGTTTGATCATCGTGTCCGCAAAGTCCTCGGTGGGCAACCACGGCTTACCGTCCCTGAGAATGCGCTCCGCCCTCGCTGCCGTGTTGTGATCCAGCGTCACCGCTACCACAATGTGAGCACCCTCCGGCGCTCCACTGTCGATCACATTGCCCTCGGGATTGGGTGCCAACCGTGTCACGCCAACACCCTCGTCTCCCGCCTTGGATGTCAGCTTGATGTTCGCGCGCTCCCACGCATTCTTGGCCTGCAGTGCCGAGGCATAATGCACCGCCACCACGTACCAGGTGCCACCCTCCCCCAAATCACGAACCAGCATCATGCTCCTTTCGGAGCAGCGGCCACCCGTGCTCCCAATCGTCAATGAGTGAAACGCCGCCGCTCCGTCTGCGCAGGTCTCGAATCTGCTCGAGCTCGAACGGCACTCCGTAGTAGTTGGTTGCTGCTAGCGGCTTGTCGATCATGGTCTCCCGGCCGTGCCAGGTGGTGTCAACGATCCGACCCTCGGAATCCATGCACCATGCGTGCAGCACCGGCATCATCGACCAATACGCAAAGCCCTCAACGTATGTGAGGGCTCCACGGCTGCGCATTGTCGTCATGTAGGCGTTATCGAAGCACATCTTGATCTGGCCAAGCTTGTACTTCCGTGGCGAGAACTCGGTGAACTGGCGTCCGTGTTGGAGCACATACTCCTCGAAGCAGATGTAGTGCGTATCGGGCTTCGGCCATATGCCCTTGTTGGCTACATCGTGGCGAGCCTCCACCCAGGCACGCATGTATTCCTCGATGTCCTCGTACTCGATGCTGGGCATCAGCCCTCGAACCAGAGCACACGCTTGGCCGACTTCACCTGCGTCAGCGAGGCATGCAGGTCGATCAGCTTCTGTCGTTGCCCACCTTCCAGGTTATGGAGATTGTCGGTTGCCTGAATGGCTTCGACCAGCATGTCCTCGTACTTGTCTAGTGCTATCCGCACGACTGCACGTTGCTCACTCAATTCGATCCTACGGCGACGTAAGGACCGACGGGTTGCGGTATCCATCAGAACCACCGATCTTCGGGAGCGAGTACATCTTCTACATCGAGCTCGGTCTCTTCGATCGTCTCTCCGTTCCTGTAGATGCCCTCACCGGCGAACCCGTTACCCATCTCGCCGAAGCGCAGCTTGAATTGGAGCTTCGGAAATTGGCCTGACACGTTAATCACGAATGGCACAGGTGGTGACCAGGCTGTGTCGAACTTGTAGAACGCCGCCTGATCAGCAATGGTTGCACCTTGAGACTCGACGCTGCTCTCGACATCTCCCTCTTCCCAGACAATTGCGCCAGCCGGACCGTCGAAAGATGCATCCCACTTCGTGCCCCAATGGACCAGACGCCACTCATACCAGCCGGGGAAGTGCTCGCTCTGTTCACCGATCTTGGCGAGCTCGTCTGCGGATGGCTCCGGCACGAACCTGGCGAAGCTCAGCGGTTGCAGCTTGACGCACGTCTGCACGTACTCCTCGTAGCTGAGATGCTCGGTAGCCATTTCAGTTCTCGAGGCGAACTCCTCTTCGGGGCAGTCCTTGCGAACTTCCTCCTCGGTGAGCGCTGCCTGCTCCACGAACCGCTTGAGCTCTTCCTCGTCACCGCTGACGATCAGAGTGCAGTGGCACCAGTTAGGCACGAGTCCAGCTCACTTTCTGCCTCGGCGTGGCTGATGCGACCATCTGCTGTAGAGCCGCCAATCTCCGGTCGCTTAAATATGGACTGATAAGAGAGATGAATTGATCGAACTCCGACCGTGCCTGCACTTCCCATCGATAGAGATCAAGCCGGTTTGGAGCTCGTATTTCGGTACGAATATGACCCAGACAATTTACGACCTGATAGAAAGTGTTAACTACGTCCTCGTCAGCCATTGCCAGGATGGCTCGAGGGTAGGAGTAGCGAGCACCTGACTTCGGTGAGCCATGCGCTGGCGTGAAGCAACCCTCACCCTCGAATAATCCTCCTGCCCAGGCCAGCTGCTGACCTCGACTCATCTGCAGGATCGCATTCGGCGTGGTCCTCACCCCTTTTCTTTCTTGGCTCGCTTCATGAACACCGGCAGTGGCAGTGCTGCTTCGATGGCCCGCCAGGCACCTGTTCGCTCAGCTGCCCGCCTGGGATAACGATCCGGGATCTCTGCGCGCCAATCGTCCAGATGGAACCACTGGCGGCGCGTCATCACAATCACAACCGGTTCATCGGCGTCAGCGCCCTCATAGACCCTGTCGTACTTGTTCTCCGTGCCGGGAGGATCGTTCGTCATCAGTCACCCACCCAGCCATCATCGACCATGGCTTCCACGTCCT